ACAATATCAACATATGGTGCTTCAAAATACGACATCTTTTCCTGTGCACCACCCGGCATGTGACCTTGTTCACGTGATTGAACAGATGATCTAACGACTATAATCTCCTTGTATTGTTTTTTTGCCATAACGTCTTTAAGTGCCAAATAGAGAGAAATGTAAGTTTTTCCGGTACCTGCCGAACCTACTGCCAAAATATTCTTGCCATTATTATATGCATCAAATAATTTTGTTTGCGTATCTGTAATAGGTTCAATCCGTTTCATGCCAAATTTTGTATCTATCAGATAATCAGTTTCTCTAACGACTTGGGTTCTTTTTGTTTTTGTCAGACGTTTTCTAGTTGACATGTAAACTCCTGTTATTGATTAAGAGTAAATTTAAAACGTATTGATACTATCCTTCTTATGATGGTGTCTTACGTTCCTTAGAACATCACGAAAACCGTCGTCGGGCTTTCTTATCCCAAGACGGACCGGGTCACCGAATCCCGGAAACTTATTAAAAATTTGTGTGATATGAGAATTGTCTTCTAAATAACCCGCAAGTTCTGAGTATTTCAGAACTACTTCAAACTCTTCTTGAGTGTTGTCATTTCGCATAGAGTAGATTGGCATTTAGTCTCCTATAAAAAAATGGGGTCGGCTTTGTAGACCGACCCCGTATCAAAATATCATTATTCCTACGATCTACAAGTTTATTTATACCAATTATGATTTTCCGAACCATCAATTAGTGAATAAATTTGCTTCCAGTTATCAACTCTTTTGATCCTTGAATTAACTGCATCATTTGCATTATAGTGATGGTTTACTAAAATACAGCGCATGTTATAGTCTAGACCATATTCTGCATTCTTTGTAAGATCTTCCAACCAGAAACAATCTGTATCTTTGTATTCCTTAAGAAGTTCCTTTTTATTTTTGGATGAACCACAAAGAATTAATTGTTCGAATGTTGTTTTACCAAATAGATTGTGAATATTTTCCATCCGAGCTTCATACATATCCTGTGTATTAGGGATTGCAGAGATACAATGAAAAACATATCCATGTTCCTCGTGTAGTTTTCGGATATACTTGATTGCATCTTTGAAAGGTGCTAGTCGTTTAAGTGCAGCACTTTCATTGAAGGCTTGTGTTAGCATTTCAGCTTCACTAGATGAGATACCATACATATCTTCAATATCATAGCAACCCATTTTCAGGATTTTATAACCATTTGCAATCATCCATTTATGGAAACCTGGTTCCCAATATCCGCATACACCATCATAATCTGTGACAATTACATTTCCATAAACTTGCATTATTTTGATCCTAAACTTAAAGCAATGGCAAGATTGTGATTTGTTGTTTCAAAATCTTTGTGGTGAATTGCAAAACCACCATGTTCAGCCCATGGAATACAGTTCTTTTCAAAATCATCAATAAGGACATCGCCGGGTGAATGCATAAACAAGCACTTATTCTTGCCACCCATCATCGGGATAACTGTGATATCAGGTGAAAGATGTTTATAAACCCACTGACGTTTCTGCACAGCAGCTACTGTATAGTTTGATTTTGGGCATGCAGTCAAAATGGTTGGATTCATATGCTCAACTGAACGAAAGAACTCAAGAGCACCTGGCATAAGCGGGAGATTACTAAAGAAATTTCCATGCCCGTTAATCCATTTCCAAAGTGTAGGATCATCAAGTTTATGGCTTTCGATTCCAAATGCTTCAAGAAAGTATTTGTCAAAGTCAGCCATCACACCGTCTAGGTCGATATAAAGCTTAGTCATAATATAGTATAACCTTTCAGGAATTATTCATCTTCACGATCTTCAAACCGCGAAAGTTTTTCATTTGTTTTCTTGCGACGATTATCACGGCGTTCACGCAATTTACGATCCTTCTCGTAATCATCGTTACCCCACTCGTCGTCCCATTCTTCGCGGAACTTCTTGAAGGATTTAGTCATTTAGTGATTCCTTTTCCATTTATAGATATAATATATTATGATTCTTTTGATTTGTCAATAGTTTCTAGCGGAAACTCTTGTGGAAATGCAGTAATAACGACATTTTTTGACAAACCTTTTAGTGGTTTTTGTTCGATCATTTTGCAAAGAAGTTCCGCATCTTCATTATCCACATCTTCCAAAAGTGATATAAAGAGTTGTTCTCTCTTTACACTATTTAGATTATCATATCCACCACCTTTGACAAATATTCTTAGACGTCTTGCTTCTGCATATAACATACCTTCAACTCCAACATAGGAATTTTTCTTCCATGGTGGTGCTGTATTAGGAATCAAAAATTCCACATTTTTATCATATGTATATTTCAAAACTGTGCGAAGAGCAGGGTTATCGTGCTTTCTAAGCCAATCCACTTTTTCTTCCACAGTCTTTAATTCTGTTGCTTTATTTACAATTTCTGCTATTGAAAATCGCATCAAAAGTCTCCAATATCTGTTATAAGGTTCTTTAGTTTACGTGTTACAAAATAGTTAAATAGCGATGATCTACCTACTTCTTTCTCTTTTGCAAATTCTGTTAGAATTTGTTCTTTATAGTTGGCAGGAACTTCAGCAAGATCAATCATTGTCTTGTTGCGGAAATATCTACTTTTGGTAGTTTCATCCATATGTTCAGGGCCCCTCATCAAGTCTTCCAGTCGCTTCGATGTAACGGCTTTTTGGCGTTCACCAACTACAATCGAATTGTCTGGAGACAAAATATTAGGAACTCCGTCACTGCCATCACCCCGGATAATGTGTTCAGCTAGATATTTATTTGGTTCATTATTTTGAACCCACTTTTTCTGCACTGGATTGTATTGTTTGACATTTGCATATTTTTGCAGCTGGATATAGTCTTTATCTCCGGACAATACCAAAATACTTTCAGTACCATTATTCATTTCCACGCCATATTTATGACAGATAGTACCGATAGTATCATCAGCTTCGCAGTGATCAAAGTGTAATACTTTGTATGGAAAAAACTCGTCTAGTTCTTCACGAATAGTATTGATGATACGGAATAATTCATTCCAATCAAGTTCAGACTCTTCACGAGATTTGCGGCGGCCTGCCTTGTAGTATGGAAAAATCTGACGGCGCCAAGACTTTTGACCATCTGCACAGATCACGAGTTCACCAAAATTTTCAGTAAACTTTTTTCGATTAGCTCGTAGGGAATTTAGAAACATATGACGAATTAAATTTTCGTCAATATCAACATTTGTATGATTACCAATACTCATAAAGAGTGAGGCAAGCATGACCTGGTTATAGTCTACAAGTATCATCCTATTTTATCCTTATTCAATTTTATACATAATAACTATAACATACTTTAAGCAAATGTCAACTATTTTCATCAGTGATAGTGAATACATTTCTTGCATAGTCCTGTAGAAAATGTTCTTCTTTTCTTAGATTTAATTGTAGTGATGTTATTGCTTCTTTCAATAAAATTATGGATGGCAGTATTTCATTAAAATTCTCTTCGAGATTATAACCAAGTCTAACTAATGATTCAAGAGATGAACTTAAGATTGTATCAGTGATTACTTCTACTTCATAGTCCAGTTTAGGTTCTTGAATAGTTGTTGTGTTTGTTTTACTCAATCGTGATTTAAAATCAATTATTTCAGCCATTTCCATTTAACTGCTTTAGAAGACTAATCCATTTAGATTGAAAATGTGGTATCGAGTTTTTATTAAGTTCTCTGATTGTATCTGCAGAAAGTGCACTAATAAATCCAGGGTTTTTATGTTCTTGCTTTAGAAGTGACTTTGTCATTATATATGCAACATTTGCATGCATATTATGATTTTCAGTATAGTCATACATGACAGTTGCACCTCCTGCAGTTTCTGGGAGCGCACCTAAACTTGGGTGTATTACTGTGCAGCCACACTTAATTGCTTCAATCATAGCAATACAAGATGTTTCAGTCCAAATGCAGGGATACAAAAATACATGTGATTGCTTGAGTGCTGCAAGTACTTCTTCGTTTGATTTTGTTCCGTGATATGTAATCTTTGGATGTGTTTTCAAAGCATCAAAAAGTTTTTCATAATGTTTGTCACGTTCTTTCCAACCATAGATTTCAAAAGATGAGTAGACATCCAAGTGAATATTATCAAATTCTTTTGAAAGTGCATCAAAAATTGGATACAAAAGTTCCAGCCCGCGATGGGGTGTTGTGTGATATATAAACCGAATAGGACCAATCGGCCTTTCAATATATTCAAACTCAGTTTCAATGGCATTTTCAATTACAGAACACATCGAATACGGAATACCATACATAGTAATATATTGATCTCTTTGCCAGTGTGAAACAAACACTAATTTTGAAAATTTATTCCACCCACCATTTAGAAGGATTTTATTCTCTGGATCGGCTGCCAAATCATGGCAATAAAAGATATTTTTAACATCATCATAAATTTGTCTAGGTCTAGAAAAATGGATGGCAAAATTATCTAGTAGAGATGAGGGAACCGCCGCTAAAAGCCGATCCCTCATCATTTCAGTGCCACCTCTAGCGTTTCTAGATAGATCAGTATCTACTATTGCGCCTCGGTAAATACAACTCATGCAATAAACTCACTTGTAAAATCTTTGACTGAGTCCCATCTAAAACTGCGCCAGCCAGGTGCATTTACATCATATACTGGCTGGACGGCGGGATTTTCTGTCTTCGATTTAGTTGTTTCGGACAATACACCATCAGAAGGAATCATTAATTCATTGAGAGTGCAATACATCACTCGCTCTTCACCATTAACCTTTGTAAATGTTACTTTACAGATTTTCTCATAAAGGGCATTTTTAATTGTGTCTCTATCTAGCAATTCCATTATCAACCCCCAGTCATACTGAATGATTTCTTTTCGAGTTCCTTGCGTGATCCGTGCATAAGATCATTGTAGCGAACTCGAATAAATTTCTTATCAGTCTGTTCTTTATTTGGATTTGCCATAGTAACCCAAGGATTACTACCATTAATCCAAGCACTCTGGCGGTTCAACATATCTTGTCCGGTATCACGATCTGCGCGGATTGCATTACATGTAGCATTTGCTACATTCTTGCGTTCGCCTTTTGAGATATATGTCTTACCGCTTGCCTTTTTAGCCATAGTATATTCACTCCTTCATTTTTTTGGTAATTTTATTAGACCTAAGTCCATGAGAATTTTATAATTAATTTCTGTAAGATCACCGAATGGGTTTAATCTTAGGGCCGTAATTAATCTATCTATATAAATTAATTCTTTTTCATTTTTACTTGCAATACTAAAAGATTCAAAGAAAGTTTCTATGTCATATGGATTTTCACATAATATCCTGGTCGATACCACCTTTTTCTTTTTTATTGATTTTTCTTCCATTGGATTCCTTTTCGTGGATCATTTGAATCGCACTAAAGAACTCTGTCTTAGTGCCGTTATTATGAACACGATAGGTGCGAATATCTGGTTGTTCAGAAAGAAGATGTGATTTTATAATAGGGGTTTGTTTGCCCAAAACAAGTTCTTCCACAAGGTTTCCATTAAAGTATCTTCTTGAATCCGAAGAAAAATTGCAACCTTCTCGTGTAAGCTGAATGACTAATATAATTTCAGCTCCAAACTTATTTATAATTGGAGAAAGTTCCTCTTGGAAGCCGCCGTCACTGACACAGAAATTGCGGTCAGTTGTTATCTGTTCTGATAACTTTTTGCCAAAATATTCTTTACCGTATTTAGGTTTGATATATTGTTCGGAAACATAGATCATTGCATCTCTACGACTTAATGACTGTCCGTTTATTTTTAATTGGGGAACAGGTTGCTCTTTTATTGTTCTATCATTATAACCTTTCATAAACCAACCTTTAGAAACACCAAAGAATTTGAATGTTTCTTTGAATAGTTCTTCTTTGAATGAAAGGTGTTTGTATCCTAGTGTCTCATAAAATAAACAGGCTGCGTCTTTGCCGCAGCCTGGAGGACCATTAAAAACTATTACTGACAATTAAACCTCTGCACCTAGATCTGAAAAGGCGTCATCCCATTCTTCTGCTGTAATACCAGAAAGAATAAATTCACGGTCGCTGTCAGTAAGATAGGGCATAATGTCGTGGATATTCCCATGACCTGCCTGCCATGCCATGTAATCATCAAGATTAACGGGAATGCTACGAGTACGTTCGATGCCAGAGATTACGCTTTTACGTTTGATATACATGTCGATCCATCCTCATTTATATTTGTCGTATAATTCAATATATACTCATTCATTTGGTTTGTCAACCATTTTGTTGAACCCAAGTTTTGCAATATAGTAAGCATCAACTATATCAGAGACTGGGTTCCATATTTTCTCGTTCATTATGTCGAGTGTCTTTCGAATGTCGACATTTGTTTCTTCTAGAAAACATTCATACAAACGTTCTTTATTTGAATTTCCCTTTCCCGTGGCGTGTTTCTTTATTTCAGATGGCGCAAAAACAGAAAATGGTATTCCATCTTTCCATAATTTATATTTAAGAAGACCAGTGTTTTCGGCAATCTGAAAGACTCTACCTACTGCATTATATGCATAACCTTCAATGAAGCATTTTTCTGCTTTATTTTCCATAATAATACGAGAAGACCAACCTGATATATTATCATATCTGTGAGCATCCGAATCATATTTTTCGTATTCAGTCCCAAAGAACTGCCCAGAAAAAACAATCCATTTTGGTTTTGGGGAAAGATAATAAAACTTACAATTCTTGACATCCCACGTGTCACCATCGTGAACACAAATAGATGGACTTGTTAAACTATAATCAATACCAGCAATAATAGTCATAAATACCTCTACATTTTCTATAGAGGTATTTATTTCATTACTTACATGTTGTCAGAATACCGCTTCATTTGTTCTCGTGCTTCTTCCAAGTAATTAGAAGCACCACCGACTCCACCAGTTTCATCAAACCAGACAAAGACACCTTCATCATATTGATAGATATGACTTTCAATTACAATGGGATATTTTGGTTTGGCAAGATATTCGGTATTATCATAATATTCCATAGTCAATTCCTTCTCATTTGAGCAACATCAATAGCGGCTTCTCTGTTATCACGCCGAATAGGAACAAGATTTGATTTGTGCATTACTGTAATTCCCATAATCTCGTTTCCGGAAT